GCTTCCATAATCATTTTGATTGTGTCTTTCATTTTAGTTTCCCCCTTTAAATGAACAAAAATCGGTCTTGAAACCGATTTCGTATAATAACTATATAGTAAAATTAAAAAAATAAACTGGTATATAAATATATATTCCTATTTTTTAACATTTAACTATTTATTGTTAGGTAAAAACTATGGCAAACGATTACGAAATATTCAAGGGAAAAACCCTATCAGATGTCTTTAAAGACATTTATGATAATTCCAAAACTAATAAAACACAATTAGAAGTATTGATGAAAGAAGTGGTTGGATTTATTAAGGACGGAGATACAGCCGTTCAGATTATCCCTATGCTAAAAGAGTATTTAGAAATTAATGTTAAGAACGACGAACAACTTGTTAAGTTGGCAACAATCGTTCAAAGAATTACAGCAGCAGAAAAGAGAGTATCAGATAGTGGAGATGAGTTTGGTTTATCTGAAAATGAAAAGAAACAACTTATGGATGCAATAGAGTCTGATGTTCAAGAGTTACAAATCAAAAAAGACGAAATAGAAAATTCAATCAGTAAGGAAAATTAAATGGCTGACATAGTGGCAAAACCACTTGAGAACATATATGTTCAAGGCGATGGTCCAGTTAGAAAAAGTGAACTGCGTTCCATATTAAAAAAAATTCACGTGGAAGTTCCAGAGGGTAGAACAAATGCTACATTAGAAGTGTTTGAAGTTCTGGAAGTTAAAAGTGATGCTGATTTACTACAACAGGAAGTTATCGGTAGATATGTTTATTCACAACACGGAGATGTGGAAGTTAATTCATACAAACCAGCTAACTCTAATATTATTCAATATCCTATGGTTGGTGAATTGTGGTTAGGGTTTGATTACAAAGGACAAAGTTATTATTTAGCAAGACTAAGTGATGATAATATTTCAGTCAACCCACAATCAGTTGGTGAAAGTGATAAAGTAATTGCACCAGGTGTAAAAAAAGAACCAAGAGGTCTTTTAAAATTATTTGGTAAATTTAAACGTGATGTCAATCCAATATCTAAAGCTTTTGAAGAAGGTTCAACATTAATACAAGGTAGATTTAATAATCATATTTCACTTGGTAGTGATGAAAGAAGTGAGGGCCAAATCACAATTAACAATAATGATGAGATGAATATTGAACTTGGGTATAAACCCAGACTAATGTTTACACCAAGAGTAAACTCATTTTTTTCAAGACCACAGAAAGAAGATTTTCTTCCACCCACGATAACTTTAAATTCTGGGAGAGTAGAGATAAATTCAACTGATGAATATGAGGGTATAGCAATGACATCAAAAGGAAATATCTTGATTGACTCAGATGACGGGGACATACTTTTAGACTCTAAACGAGTAATTAGATTAAGACCTAGAAGTAGCACAATAGATATGGATGTTAAAAATGGTGGAACGATATTAACTACAACAAAAGACGGAATACCATTTCCACAATTAGAGATGATGGGATTTTTAAAAATGATGTTCGGTATATCAGACTTTTTTAAAGGTATGTTGTTAGGTGTTCCTAAATTAGTAAATCCATTTACCATACCTTTAGGTGTTAAAGAAATTATGAAAGGTTTAAAAGGAGCAGAAGCATTTATACAAGCGATTGTCGGTTTAGAGTTTTTAAGTTTGACAAGATTGGAAACAAAAACAATCGAAGAGATAAAAGCAGTATTACCTATACCGGCAGGATTTAGTGGTATCATTGATGATGTGTCAAACATCACAGACGAACAAATTAAAAAATTAGAAGAATTAGAAAAAACAGCATCAGAACAATTACAAAAAGCATCTCAATTACAAAGTGCCATATCAACGGTTCCACCAAGTGCAGCAGCCGTAAGTGGATTATTAGCTGACGGAAGTTTTGATAGTTTTGATGGTGTAGAGGATTTAAAGAGTGTTCTTGGTGATAACCCAAGTGATGAAGAATTAGGAAGATATATTAGTAATGGTGGATTGAGTGGTTTCGAAAACCAAGTTTCAGGCATTAGTGGTAATATAGGTATGGCAGACCAAGCTAGGTCATATCAAAATATATTTAAAGCAAGGAGTTAAAAATGAACAAAAACAAATTAAGAAATATTATTGAATTAGTTGTTCGTAAAGAAGTCAAAAAACAACTGAGTGAGATATTTATTAATGAAGAAAAAGAAATCAAATTAGCAGAAACGATTTCTACATCTAAACCTAAAAAGGTTATCAATAAACCTAAAAAACAATACACAAAAGACAAAGCGTTGAACGAGGTATTGAACAACACTAAACCATTAGGAACACCAATGGAAGATGAATATCCAACATTGGGCGGTGGTGTATTAGGAAGTGATAATATGGCAGAAGTATTGGGATACGGAGATTTAGGTAGAGGTCAAAATAAAGAAAGAGCGAGAGAAATGGCAGCAGTAGATTCAATCAAGAAACAGGGTGTTTCAGTAGACCAAGTTCCTGAAGATGTTCAAAATGCATTAACTCGTGATTATTCTGGTTTGATGAAAGCAATGGATAAAAAGAAAAAAGGCGAAGGTAATTACAGACCATAATGGCTAGAAGTGTAAGAGAAATAGACAGAAATGACGACAAGTATGTTGGTATTAGATTTCCATTAGGATATAGTCCTGAGGGGTTTTTCTATAAAACAAAAACCGTATTAGAACAATCAAAAGCAAATCTTAGAAACTTATTGTTGACCACACCAGGTGAAAGAATATTTCAACCTGACTTCGGTTGTAATTTAAAAAATCTTGTTTTTGAACAAAGAGAAAATATATCTGAAGATATAGAAAGCACTATTAGAACATCGGTGGATAGATACCTATCGTATATCAATATCATTAATGTATTTACAATACAAGAAAATAATCAAGTCAATATACAGGTTGAGTTTTCAGTTCCTTTGAATCCAGAGGATATTGAAGTGTTAAACTTTGACTTTAGAATTGGAGAATAACAATGTCCGACTACGGAACAAATAAAAAAATATTAAAAAAAGAAGTAAATTATCTTGGTAGAGATTTTACTGATATAAGAGAAAATCTAATTGAGTTTGCAAAAACTTACTTCCCAAATCAATACAATGATTTCAATGAAGCATCACCAGGTATGATGTTTGTTGAAATGGCTGCTTATGTTGGGGATACATTAAATTATTATCTTGATAACCAATTCAGAGAAACACTTTTACAATTTTCAGAAGAAAGAAAAAATGTTTTAGCAATTGCACAATCATACGGATATAAACCAAGATTAGCGACACCTGCTATGGTAGAATTAACTTTCACTCTTGATGTTCCGGCAACGACAGATGATGATGGAGAGTATGTTCCTGACCTAAACTTTGCAGGAAAAATAGAATCAAACTCTACCGTGTTAGCAAACAACGGAACAGAATTTACTATTTTAGATGATGTTGATTTTAAAGTATCAAGTTCATTAGATACTATGAATGTTGTAGCATTACAGCCGGCAACAGGAGATGTTCCTACTAATTTTAGACTTACTAAAAAAGGTATGGCACAATCAGGTAAAAGAGATGAAGAAACATTTACATTTACAAACGCAAAAGAGTTTGATAAGATAGTTTTATCAAGTGATAAAGTTACATCTATTATAGAAGTAACTGATAGTCAAGACAATAAATACTATGAAGTTCCATTTTTAGCACAAGATACAGTTTTTGAAGATGAGGAAAATTCAACACTTAACGACCCAGAGTTATCAGAATTCAAAAATGATACACCTTATTTGTTAAAACTTATTAAAACATCAAGAAGGTTTACAACAAGAGTTCGTGATGATAACAAAATGGAATTACGATTTGGTTCGGGTGTTAGTGATAATGCTGATGAGGAAATAATTCCAAATCCGGATAATGTAGGTTCAAGATTAGGTTTCGGTGTTTCTAAATTAGATGATTCATTTGACCCAAGTAATTTCTTAAAAACAAGAACATTTGGATTAGCACCAAGTAATACAACACTTACCGTAAAATATAATTATGGTGGTGCAGTTGAACACAATGTAGCTACAAATACTATTCAATCTTTTAACAGATTAACTTATACAAATTCTACAACAGGTTTAAATTCTGCAACATTGGCAGAAGTTGAATCAAGTCTTGTGGTAAACAATGAAGACCCGGCATCAGGTGGTGCTTCAATAGAAACCATTACAGAAATAAAAGAAAATGCAGCAGCTTACTTCAATTCACAAAATCGTGCAGTAACAAAAGCAGATTATATAACAAGAGTTTATTCTTTACCACAGAAATACGGAAATGTGGCAAAAGCATTTATTGTTCAAGATGAACAATTAGAAGCGGTTGGTCAATTACAAGTTATTGACGGAGAGGTAGTAGACACAAGAGGTACAGAAGAGGTTCTTAATCCACTTGCATTGAATATGTATTTATTGGGTTATGACTCAAATAAAAATTTAACCAGAATGAATAGAGCAGTAAAACAAAATATCAAAACATATCTTTCACAATATAGATTACTAACAGACGCTATAAATATTAAAGATGGATATGTTATTAATATTTGTGTAAAATATGATATTATCACAAAACGAGGATATAATAAAAATGATGTTTTACTTAGAACAATACAAAAAGTAAAAGACTTTTTCCAAATTGAAAAATGGCAAATGAATCAGCCAATTGTTTTGAGTGATTTAGCATATCAGATTTCTACTTGTGAGGGAGTGGTATCATTAGTTCCACCACAAACTAACAATCCAAACAATGATTTAATTTTAATTGAAAACAAACATTTGGTTGCAGATGGATATAGTGGTAATGTGTACGATATAAATTCAGCAAGTAAAAATGGAATTATATATACTTCATTAGACCCAAGTATATTTGAACTTAAATTCCCTAATAGTGATATTGAGGGTAGAGTAGTAGGAGATAGATAATGCATTATTTTGAATTCGGTAAAAGAGACACAACACTTTATTCAGGTGGTACAACCGCATCAAGAAATACAGGTTTAGATGAAATATTAGAAATAAATAAAGTTGTAAACAATAATGGTACGGTAGCAAATGTATCAAGAATATTGATTGACTTTGATTTAACATATATTTCACAATCAATACAAGACGGAAAAATACCTTCCACTGCAAAATATTATTTAAATTTATATGACGCAACATCAGAAGAAGTTGAAGCAGAACAACCACTACACATTTATATGGTTAGTGGTAGTTGGAAACAAGGAACAGGAAAACTTGACCACGACCCCGTAACAGATGACGGGGCAACTTATCAATATAGAGACCACGAGGCGAAAACACCTTGGGTAACGGGTTCAGTATTGACTGACGGAGGTGCTTGGTTTACAGCAAGTACAGGACAATATGAGGTTTCTACTTCTTATGATTTGACTTTTGACAAACGAGATGTTAGAGCAAATGTAACTGACTTGGTAAATAACTTTATATATTCATCTTCTGATTATCCTAACAACGGATTTATAATTAAAAGAGAAGATAGTGGTTCTCACGGAGACCACCCAAGTTCATCTATGTTTGATTTCAATACAGGACAAGAGGGTGATAGTTCAAGATTAGGTAATCTAAAATATTTTTCTCGTGATACACATACAATTTATCCACCTAAGTTAGAAGTAGTTTGGGACGATAGTTCTTTTTCAACAGGAAGTTTATCACCATTAACCACAACTGATTTAGAAAGACTAAAAATATATTTCCAAAATTTAAGACAAGAATATAAAGAAAATTCAATTGTCAAATTTAGAATTGTTGGTAGAGAATTATACCCAACAACTGCATTTGACACCACACCAGCAGAACTAACAATTAAATATTTACCAAGTGCTTCGGTATTTTATGAAGTCAAAGACGCTGACACCGAAGAAGTAATCATACCTTATGGTACTGGTTCAAAAGTTAGTTGTGATTCAACAGGTAATTTCTTCCGAGTTCAAATGAACGGATTACAAGCAGAAAGAAATTACAGATTTGGATTTAAAGTTGTGAGTGGTAGTGGAACAACAGACGAACAAATTAATTTCTATGATGATAACTATGAATTTAGAGTGGTGAGATAATGCCTTATTTACCAAGTGAAGCAGCAAAAAAGTCAGAACTATATAGTAATATTTTAAATGGTGCTGAATTAGAATATCAAAGAGCCGTTGAGTTTTTGAAACAACAACAACAAATTTCAGGTTCAGTTGATGCTAACACACCATTAAGAGATGATGACGGATTTTTAGTATCGTTTGAATCTGAAGAAGCGGGTATCGCATTAGAGGAACAATTTGAAGAAGTTCGTTTAGAAAACTCTCAATACTTTTTTGAGGGAGAAATGGATACTGAGTTTACATATTACTTTCAACCAGAAGAAGAAGATGATGAAGATGATGATGAAGATGTCGGAACAGAAGAAGTATCTGATGAAGAAGTAGAATTCCAAATGACAAAACGAGATAACTTAATTCAAGTTATGAATGTTTACTTTAATGAAACATATACACCAGAAATATCAACAGACAAACTACACTCAGTATTAAATAAATTTTTTAGAACCGAGGGGCCTAAGGGTGGTAAAAATGCTGATGGTTGGGTAAAGTTTAGACAAGATAAAATTAAAGTAGAAAAGTTTAGAAAGAAAGGTAAAAAGCCAAGAATAGGTGGGAGTGGTAGACCAAGAGCTAACTTTAGAGATTTAAAAAGAGATTTAAACGGATACCACTATGATGATGTAATTAACAAACAATTATATCACACAAGACGAGGACAACAAATTTGGTTGGAGTTAGGATTTCCATATCAAAGAGATGAAAGATAATGGCATTAGAATACGGATTTACACAACAAGAAAGAAACCAATATTTTAATCCTGAAAAGGTTTATAGTAGTTGGGGTAGAGATTTAGCAAGTGATTTTGCAGTTCTATATGTTTATGATATGGAAGGTAATTTTCTTATTAGTAAAATAATGGGATTAGATGAAATTCATTTTAATAATGGATTAGATTTTATCGACATAAATATTGGTCAACACTTACGAGATTTAGGATTTCGTGAGGGGGATTATCAAGTAACTTATAAATTTTTAAGAAGACTGGCCGGTAGAGAAAGACCACAATTTGTGGACGAGGCAGGAGAAATTTGGGATAGAGAAGTTGATAGAGAAGTTGTTAATGGAGAAGTAAAATTTTTTAAATCTACCGGTGATGAAACAGACAACCCTACAAGAGAGGAAGTATTTATTAAAGATATGAAATATGAACTTGTAGAGACTTCACCAGATAGAACTGAGTTTAAGTTACAATTAGATGAAAGCATAGATGACGAGGAATATAAAAATGAATTTTCTGAAATGGGTGAAACAATACAATATCGTCCACTAAATAGTGGAGGTGCTGGAACGATAAAATTTCAATCACAAAATCCATATATATTAGAATTTGATATTGACCCACAAGATAGAGGGTTTACACAAAATATGGTAGGTGGACAAATCATTATACCTAACTTATATAAAGTTGAGGGAGATGAAGATACAGACAATAGTGATGTTGATGTTCCTGACAATGGTGAAGATGAACCACTACTACAAGGACTACTTGACAATGGTTCAGCAACAGACTTCTTAGGTGAGGTATCTAAGAAAAAACTAATCGATATATTAAGAAATGACCCAGACCCAGTTGAAAGACAATTGGCAGATGATGCTTTACAAGAAAGAGCAAACGAACAGAGATAGTAAATGGCAAGAAGAGCATTCATAGGAATAAACAGAAGAACTGATGACATCAAACCACCACGAAGAATATTTGCAGGTGTAGCTGGTGGACCAACAACTTTATTTACAGGAGATTCGTCAGACCCTAATGACCCGGGTTTGCCTACTGGTCCTGCACAAACCGTAAACGGACTACCAGTTGATATGGAAGTTATCGACCCAATACTTCCAGAACCAAAGGGAAATGAAGATGTATCAAAAGAAGAAGAACTTGTAAAATTAAAAGATGAAGAAAGGGCCAAACCGGAAGATTTTCCACCACCACCACCACCGCCATTAGAAGACATTAAACTTCTTATTCCAGATGATGATATAAAAAGTTTAAATGTTTCAAGTTCTAATGTTAAACAACAAAAAGTTTTAGGTACTTCACTAAAAGATAAAAAAAAGAAAAAGAAAAAGTTTGTTAAAAGAAAGCCAGTTCGTACAGATGTTAGAAAAAATAAATCTAAAAAAGGAAATGCAAGAAATAATATAAAAGTTGGATTTAAACCACGAGCAAAAGCATCAGGTCCAGAAGCGGTAATAAGTGTAATCAATGAACAAATTGAAATTACAAGAAAAACTAAAAAGAAAAGAACACCAGCACCGGTTCGTTCTATGGTTCAAATAGTTCGTCCGAGACCGAGTGTTCCAGTAGTGGAAGTTAGACCAACAATAACAATTGCAGGTGCACCAATTACAAGACCAGCACCACCAGCTCCAGATGTTCCACCACCAACACCAAGACCAATTGCACCAACTAGGTCCATAAGTCCAACTAGGTCTACCAGACCAACACGAAGAGGAGGTAGATACTAATGGCTAGAGAAAAGTATAGAGGTTTTAATCCAGAAAGAAGAACTGAGAGCACAAGAGGTACAAGAGAATATTCCAGGAATACAAGAGGTGGAGTAGGTGGAACTAGTAGAAGACGTGGACAAACAAGTACAAAACGAACTAATCCAGTACCACAACCTAAACCAAATAATTATACCGAGGGAGCACCATACAAAGGTTCACCAACATTAGTTAGACCAGACGGAGTAACGGAAGTTCTTGGACCAGACGGAGTTGTATTAGAGGAATTTGGTGCTGATGGTAAAATGATTGTTGACCCAGTCAAAGATGCGAGATTCGACCCAAAAAATCCACCACCAAGTATTCAAGCATTACGAGATGAATTTAGAGACCACGTTGAAAGTGGTAGAGATGAAGCTGGTGAACCATTTTTTGTATCTGATGAAACAAAAGCAGCTTTAAATGTAGACGGATTAGGTAATGTTGGTGGAGCGTTTACAAAAGACGAATTAATAAAAAAGAAAGTTATCAAACCAAATGGTGAAGTAAATACCAAAGATGGTGCAACAGCTGATGAAGAAATTGTTAATCCAAGTCAAGAACAAGCAAATTTATCACCAAGGGATTATGTAGCAACCATTGAAGAAGTATTGGATAGTAATCGTATTCGTGTTTCTTTATCTTATAATGACGGAGTAAATTTATATGAACACAAAGGTGATGACCAAGTTGCAAATCGTTTTCAAGGTTTTAAAGTAAATTATGTAAAAAATAATATTGATAGATTCAAGACTTATGTAAAAATAGATTCACAATATTATCTTGTTGTAAATAGTAAATTAGGTGTTGATGGAAATCAAAGAATTTTAAAAACTAAATTACCACTTTCAAGTGATGTTGAAATTGGAGAAAAGTTTTCATTTGTTGAGAAAAGATTACCAGACTATATTGACAATGTAAGATTAGTTCCTTTTGAAGATGACATTGATGATGGAATATTCTTACGATTACCAAACTTTAATTCAGTAGATAATCCAATTAATTTCCAAGGGACAGATTATAAAACTCATACAGGACTTCTAAGTAATAATGACTCTGACACAAGGGATATAGAAAGATTATTATTATCAGGTAGTTTACTTGATGTTAAACCAAACATTGATTATCAAAAAACAACAACAGATTTAAACTTACAGGCAGATGATACGGGATTTGGAAACTTTGTTCATTTCTCAAATGCTGAAACAAGACTTCGTAATTTTAAAAAGAAGTTGGAATTAATTGAAGGTCATAATACAGATAGTTCTTCACTACTTAATGTTTCAAGTTCATTAGTTACGATACAAGAAATAGAAAGAAAAAGACAAAGAGTAATTAATTCATTTGACCCATTTGAACATCATATGTATTTTGAAAGTTCATCTTATGCGACTTCATCAGCAGGACAATTCCACGATACATCTTGGCCAAAAGTTACAAGTTCACACCCACTTAGCGCTTCTACATCAGAATATACTTTAAGAGGTGTTAATGACCCAACAGCAAGTATATGGTTTGATAATATGGTTTCAAGTGCTTCAACTTATGACCAAGATAATGCTAATTCATTGAGAAATTCATTACCAGAACACATTTACGCTGATACTGAAAATAATGTGTTCTTAGAATTTATGGATATGGTAGGACAACAATTTGATGAGGTTTGGACATATACAACATCTTTGACAGATTTAAATGTAAGAGTGAATAAATTATCAGAGGGTATTTCAAAAGATGTTGCAATCCACTATGCAAATGCACTCGGTTTAGATTTATATAGTGGTAATGATATTATGATTTTACCAACATACTTGTTAGGTAAAGATAATGACGGTGGAGATTTATTTGAATCACCACAAGAACAAGTAACGGAAAAAATTTGGAAAAGAATATTAGCCAACTTACCTTTCTTTATTAAATCAAAAGGAACGGAAAGAGCATTAAAAGGATTACTAAATTGTTATGGTATACCGAGTTCAATATTGAGAGTAAGAGAATATGGTGGACCAGATAAAGGAACAAGAGTCAATTACGAAATCAAAAGAAAGTTTACAAGAGCATTAGACTTTAGAGCCGGACAATATCTAAAATCAAATTGGAAAGCAGGTTCAGACGGACTAATACCAGATACTATTGAATTTAGATTTAGAAGTCCTAAATCACAAGACCAAGTAATTTTACAAAAAGATGACGACTTCGCTATCTCATTACAAGACAATGGTGAAACAGATGACTACGGATTTTTAAGATTTACCATTAGTGGTTCAGACGGAAGTGTAAATTATATTACTTCATCACTACAACCATTTTACAATGATGAGTTCTGGTCGGTTATGTTGACAAGAAAATCAGCAAGTAATGATTTAGAATTTGATGATGATAGTATTTATGCAAGTTCATCATTTGAATTAACTACAAAATATTACGAGTCAACAAGACAAAAGATATTATATCAAGATAGTCAAAGTATGGAGATTACTTCATCAACCATTAATGCAGCATTTACATCATCTGGACACGTTTATTTGGGTGGTAGTGGTAGTTCGTTTGGAACACAATTTACAGGTTCGTTAATGGAGTATCGTTTGTGGTCAGAACCATTAAGTTCAAGTATATTTGACAATCACGTTAGAACACCAAAAGCATACAATGGAAATCACTACTCATCATCATACGACAAGTTATTGGTTCGTTATCAATTAGATGAGAACAAAGATTTTTCTAATGCAACTAAGTCAACGGCATCAAATACTGCACACGATTTAAGTTATGAAACACAAACAATAAGTGCTTCTGGGTTTACAGGGAATTTTTCAAGAACATTGACAGACCAAGAAAAATTAAGAGTTCCGAACATAGGTCCAAATCGTAGAAATGCAACCAAGATTAGAATTGAAGACACTACTATTGAAGCAGATGAATTTGGTAATACATTACCTTTAATGGTGGATAAACGAAGAGAAAAGTCTAATGATGACTTTGCACCACTTGACGACAACTCATTAGGAGTTTATTTTTCACCGACAGATATTGTAAATGAGGACATAACATATAGTATTGCAGACTTTAATTTTGATGATTACATTGGAGACCCAAGAGACCAGTCAAAACCAATCTATAAAGATTTAAGAGATTTAAGAAGGGAATATTTTAAACGATATGATATGACAAATAATTTCTTTGATTATTTGAGAATATTAGAATTTTATGACTCAAGTGTTTTTGACACAATGAAACAATTAATTCCAGCAAGAGCAAAAACTCGTATGGGGATATTGATTGAACCAAACATATTAGAGCGTTCTAAACAAGTATTAAATCCAAGCACAGAATTCACTAATCGTTATTATGAAAATGCTGACCACTTTGGACAAGGTATTTTAGTAACGAGATATATAACAGGTTCTAATGATAATTACTTTGAAGCAAGTGGTGAATATACAACCTATGGTGGAGATATTAATTTAGCATTCTTTGACACAGGTTCATCATTAGGATTTTTAAACAATCGTTCACTAATGGTGTTAGATGATATTGATAAACGAAGTGAATACGGAACATTATATGCGACAGCGAGTATCGTTTCAGGTTCACATAATAATATTTTTACTGAAGTATTACAACCTAACATTACGGGTTCAACATTATCAAAGAAAGTAAATGTTAAAGAATATTATTATTCAAGTTCACTAAGCGCATCAATTGGACCAACACACGCTTATAGTTCATCATTTTTACAATCAGATGTGGAAAGTATGGCAGTGGATACAGTTTTGTTTAGAGCATTCTATCAAGGAACATCATTAACAAGAGATAACACAATAGACGGAGAGGAACCAGTAATTGTAAACGAGGTTGCACCTACCGTATTAAAAACACAGGATTCAGATACAAGTAAATTGAAAGTAGAATAAAACTAATGGAAAATTTAACTTTCTTATATTTATTAATGAAAAAGAATAGTTATATCATTTCCACAGGAGTAAAATAAAATGGGATTTTTAGATAATACAAGTATAACAGTAGACGCAATTTTGACAAAAAAAGGTCGTGAACTTTTGGCAAGAGGGCAGAACGAATTTAAGATTACAAAGTTTGCATTAGCAGACGATGAGATTGATTACAATCTTTACGATACATCACACCCAAACGGGTCAAATTTCTTTGCGGCAGTAATTGAAAATATGCCACTATTAGAAGCATTCGTAGATGAAAATCAATTAATGAGATATAAGTTAGTGACACTTCCAAAGGAAACAGCAAAACTTCCTATATTGGATATTGTGGGTGGGCCAACATTTACTTTTGACGCACCAGGTACGACAGACACAATCACACCTTCAACAAGAAACGCGCCTCAGGAAAGTTATACATTTACACTATTCAATGCAGACCTTGCTTCCTTAGCACCAGAAGGTGAAACTGGATTTACTGAAACAGCGACAACAACTGCATTTTTAAATGCAGCAGAAAGAAAACGCTCATTTACAGTAGTCGGTAAAAGTGTAAGATTAACTGCAAGGTCCTTAACGGTCGACACTAATACTAATTTACAAGTCACAGGTAATACAAGTGGAGCAACCGTTACTTTACCAATCACCGTGAAAAAAGACCCAAGTAGGACATAAGGAGTAAACAATGGCATTTCAATCATTTAACGAAAACACAGACATAGTTGAAAATCAACGAACTACTATTTCAAGTGGGTTATGGACTGGTGGAAGTTCTACACTTACATCTTTCTTTACACAATCTTCTAATGGTAATATTACAGGTTCTTTTTTAGAACTATACAACGAAGACCCAAATGTATCTAGTTCAGCAGAAGTACAATTTGCAGTAGGATACGCTAATATTCACGGAAGTGGTTCAACAGGAAATACCACTAAATTAACAACAGGTGGTAGACAAACTGCAGCTATTTATAGACAATTTAGAAATCTTATATTAGCACCAAATACAGACGAGTTTACTTTTACAAGTGCACCATCATCAAGTGATGACTTCTACTTTGTATCTTTCCAAAGAGCAAGACAAAGAGAAAAGATTGACCCAGGTAATTGGGAATTACAATTAACAGGTCAGATGTCTGGTAAAGCAGCAAAAATTCAATTGATTGATGATAGTGGTGCAACTACAAATCCAACCGTAAATGAAGGTGGTAGAGTATTTAATGTTGTTAGTGGTAGTATTGCAGACGGAATAAATACAACAGCAGCCAACCAACCGGGTGGAGCGTTAGGACTATTTTATCCTGACTTAGGTGTAATATTGTTAGACGCATCACAAATGGAAGCGAGTGGTGGACTATCCGCAAATGTAAGAGACGCTGATATGTTTATAAGTCGTTCCGCAGCATTTTATAATTCAATAAAATCTGGTTCAAGTTTCCAAGCAAGAAGAGAAGAAGAAATTAGTTCAACAAGTTTCTTTGTTAGAGCAAACAATAAAGACTTTAATTTTAGTTCTAACCCAACTTTCTCAACAGGTTCAGACGGAAGTTTCACACAAGGAACTTTCTTTAAAGACCCTAAAACTTTTATTACACAAGTTGGTCTTTATAATGATTCAAATGAGTTGTTGGCTATTGCAAAACTAAGTAAACCATTATTAAAATCATATTCAAGGGAAGCTATTATTAAAGTGAAACTTGATTTTTAGGACAACCTAATGTTCAAAAATCTTGACTTAGATACAGACGCTACAATAAAGTCCTTTCAAACTTTTAAGAACTTTACATTCACCAACAACGATAGTGGTAGCGGTGTATTCGCAATCAAAGCTCGTTCAGGTTCACGATTTAATTATGTAAGTTCATCAGACGCTGTCATTACAATCACATCTGGTTCAGTATCAACAAACTTTTTTGGATATCCAACATACACTATGTTGCATAATTTATTCTATTCTAATCACGGAAAAAACTATGTTCGTTCAGGTTCTATGAATAGAAATCTACACAATTCAGCATCAGTAATAAGTGTTCCAAGAGAATTGTTTGGTGAACAAATCAAACCAGAAAGTATTCAATTATCAGCTACCGTAGGTGGACAAACATTTGATATACGAGATGATGGGGAGGGTAATTTATATGATAACAACTTCTCATCAAGTTTCTCAACATTTAAAACAAATAAATTTTTAAGTGGTAGTTCCACTACTGCAGCAACTCGTGGAAGTGGTTCGGAAGTAGGAAACATTTTTTACGAACAAGGACTATTAGTATTTACCGATACGGGTTCTTATAAAGATGTTGGTTTTGGAACTTCATTTAATTTAAAATACAAAGCATCACAAACTCATTATCAATATGAATACCTTGTACATTGTAAACCAAATGAGTTTAACACCACAACAAATATCAGTATTACACCAGGTCGTAGTGGTAGTATCACTATGAAAGAAGGTGTGGTTAGTATGTCTAATTACTTTGGACCAAGTGACCAACCAACAGGTCAAGGAACAGGTAGTTATGCAACATTTTACAACGCAGCAACTCAATCATTAGGGTTTGTAACCGAGTCTAATTTTAGACCTTTCGTGACAGATATAGGTTTATATAGTGAAAATAATGAACTATTAGCTCACGGAAAACTCGCAAAACCTATCAAATTATCAGACGATATCGAAACTACTTTTGTAGTTAGGTTCGATGTATAATCTTTGACAATCTTATATTTATTATTGTAAAAAACCAACGGAGAAAACAATGTTCAGTTTTATGAAAAAAATGGTTATGTCAGCAGTTATGTTTGGACTTGTCTTTGGACAAACCCCAATCATAAGAGTTAAACAAATTGGTGAATGGAAAACACCAGAATATTGGTGGAAAAACCAAGAAACCGTACAATTACAATTGAAGACAATGACGAAACATCAGTCAATGCTTGGAGTCAAGGAAACTCACGAGTAGTTAAAGGTAGTCATATATCAGGTTGGACTGAAGGTGATGAAAGTTCTAATGCAGATTATTCTTTTGAAGTGGTTCACTTCTCTAATGTAGGATACACAGATAGTATTCAAAGTAGTGGTAATGAACAATCAGCAACATCTTCTGACTACGATTGGTTAAGAATTACTATGGTATCTCACGGAGTAGATGCTAATTCTGACGGAACACCAGATAAAATATTTGGTAATGGAGACGGAAATGAAGTTCAAGTTCTTAAATTACAATTTAGAATTAATGATGTAGTGGATAATTATGAACCACACTCATTTAGAATTCCAACACTTTATAGTGGTGGTAGTGGTTATTACACTTATGTAAGTGATGATTATTTATTATCTTACAAAGTTTATATTGACGGAAATTGGGGAACAGACTCAACAAACAATGGTGGTGCAAGAGGAGACATTACTCTACATCCAAAACTTGTTGATGTTGAAGGTTTTGCAAGATACATTGGAGAAAAGACCAACACAGATAATGACGGAATAGATG